ATATTGAGTTGCAACAGCTTGGAAGTCAAATATTTCAGCAGTCCTTGTTGTTGTTCCTAGTGCTGTTGTACCTTGTACACCTGTAATACCTGCAGTGGTATATAAGGTTAATGTTCCCACAGAGCCAGTAGCACTTACACCAACTATAGGTTCTGTTGTTTTTGCCTCTGCACCTCCGAACGAAGCGACAGCGGATACACCTGTAAGGCTAATTGAAAAACTAACTATAGGCTGTGGTGTACCGATAGAACCTGTTGCAGATACACCACTAGGCTTTTCATCTATATTAGGTTGAACTGTACCAACTGAACTTGTGGCACTAACGCTGTTCAAAACCTCTGTCGGTTTTTCTTCTACGGTATTGACAGAACCAGTTGCTTGAACGCCTGTAACCGGAACCGCTACGTTTACAGATAGTGTTCCTATTGAACCTGTAGCTGAAACACTATTAAGTAGTTCCGTAGGTTTTTCTTCTACACTATTAACTGTGCCTGTTGCCTCAACGCCAGATAGCGTTGCAGTATTGCTTATACTTACAGTTCCAACAGAACCTACAGCAGATACAGAAGCTAGTGTTTCGGCTATATTAACCGTTACAGAATTTACAGCAGATACTGCAGATACACTATTTAGTTTTTCTGACAGGTCAATTTCAAACCCTGTCGTTGCTACTGGTTGAATAGACCCTGTAGCACTTACTCCTGTTAAAGCAACATTCGGTGCTACAACTCCGTAAGAAGCTGCTCCATATTGGGCAACTCCATAGATAGCATCTGCGGAGTCGTAGAAAGACATGTTAGGCTATCCGAATAACGGCATTACTCGCATCAGCAGCAGGAAATTCAATAGTCAAGTCACCAGCAGTAGCACTTACTGTGCCACCAAAGTCAATTACAGCAATTGCTTTATTAGCTTGTCCTGCGTTGTAAATAATACAACCGTCAGCAGACACAGTAACGTCAGCAAATACTTCATCGGTAAAATCAACAATAGCGGTAGAACCAGATAACGAAATAGTTGCGCCATCAAGTACCTGACCGCCAGCGGAATAACCAGTACCAGATGCTTCATCAGAGTTACCAGTTACGTCAGAATAATTAGTTGTGCTGGCATTATATGTGCCAGTAGGTGTAGCTTTAATTAAAGCAAGTTTAATTGAATCGGTATCCAAATCATGGACACCGCCAAGAAGTTCTGTCTTAAAGCTGTTACACATTGCAGTTGTGATTGCCATGATTTGTGCGTCCTTTATTAATTACAAAGATGTAAAGGGGCAACCCGAAAGCTGCCCCAATACGTTAGTTAGGCGAGTGTGTCGCGGTCTACCTCATCGGCGATGCGTGGTGCGGTCATGTCTACAACAAGTGCGTAGACACGTGCCTTACCAGCAGTACCTGTACCAGTGACAGTTGAAACAACGTCAATAGTGTCGGCAGCAGTTGTACCTTGTGGTACAGCAGCTTCTGTGATGATGTCACCTACTGAACCAGCTTGCAGGTCAATTGCTGTCACAATGTCTGCAGACCCGATTGACAGGTCAGCAGTGTGAGCAGATGAACCAGCACATGCTTCAGTGATAACTGCACCAGCAGCAAGTACCATGCAGTTAGCTGGGATGCTAACAGCAGTTACAGTGCCGCTTGCGGTAGGAAGGGTTACTTCGGCTTCGTAAACACGAACACCTTTAGCAACGGTTTGTGAAAGAGTAGCCATTGTCTATTTCTCCCTTATACCAAGTTGTATTTGGCGTTAACAAGTGCTTCAGGACGAAGAATCTTGCGACCGTACAGATGCATACCACGAACAATGTCAGCAAAGCTGTCAGGATCACGGTAGGTTTCAGTCTTATTAATCTGCTCTGCAGTTGCAACAGCAGAATCGTGACCGCCAACCATAACACCGTAGTTAGAAGCGTTAGTACCACCAGTTGTTGATGGACCAGTTCCAATTACAGGAAGGTTGTTAGACACGTAAATACGGAAACCATGCAGGTTATTCAGCACCAAGCCATTCTGCAGACCTGAACCACCGAAATCAGCATTGAACAGACGTGAGTCTTCGTCCATGAGGATTTCTTTGAATACAGGGTCGATAACCAGCCAACGGCCTTGTGTATCAACATTCTGCTGGTCTAGCTTACGAGCCATGCGAGCAATAATCTGCAGTGCGTTGGCATTACCTGAACCAACAGTTGCAGAAGTTGCGCCACCGGCACGTGGCTGAATACCAATTGATGAACCGGCTGAACCGCCAAAGTCATCAGCTTCCAGCTTCATTGAAGCAAGAAGTTCGTCTGAACCTGCTGTTGATACGGCCTTTGAACCATTAACAGTTGTGTTAGCGGTGTTAGGCGAACCATGCAGTGCAGACTGTTTGAAGCCTGACAAATAGCCAAGAACATCTTGGTCAAACTGGTCAGCAAGGCGATACGCAGCACGATCACTTGCCAGTGACTGGAAGTTAACGTGTGAGTGTGCCTCTTCAATGTCATCAACCTTAAATGCAAAGTAGTTAGCTTTGTCAATTGTCAGGCTGAAGTCTTCATCGTCCAAGTCTTGTGCAGTGATTTGTGTGCCACGTGCATAAGCCTGAACTGAAATTTCGGGTTCCTTGATAATCTTCACGGAATCACCCATGTTAGCAATCTCACCGAAGTAATCGGAGTTGGTGATTGCTTCAGCAACAGCAGACTTGCGGAAAGCAAGTTGCACCTGTTTGCTGTAAATTACGGGTGAAAAATTACCGTTAGGAAGATTGCCATACCCCGCTGCGGAAGTAAATGCCATTTTAAAATCTCCTATTGTAGCATTTTACAGATACAAACTCGCAAGACTAATCAGGAGGCTGGTTCACTTGGGTGCGTATTCTGGTAAGATGGCCGTCCTACCAGTCAACGGGCCATGTTCGTCAGGTGATCCGTAAGGCTTGGCTGTTTGCGAAATGTTAGTGAAACCATATTGCGCAATACAGTTACACTAATCTGACTATAGTTATACGTAAAAATAACTATTTGTCAACACTTTTTTATATATTATCTAGCAGAGCCAGATATATCATAGATGAACTTACCACTACGGATAGCTTCCATGATTTCGTCAGACATCTTCTCATACTGTTGAGGTGACATCTTTTGTACTTGCGATTCTTTTAAATAACTTGAAGACTCATCATCTTGTGGTCTACTTCTTGAATTTTTTGAGTACACAGATTTTGCAGCATCTTTATCTGACTTAGTTCTTTTAGTAGAAACACCCATGTCAGCTTTGTACAAATCAATTGCTCTTGCGGCAGAATGTGCATCATTATCATTGTCATAAAGCGCATCTTGTACCCACTTTGGTTGATCATCTGCCCAATTGTGGAAGTCATCACTGTCACGAATCTCATCAAAGTCAGGATGCAGTCGCATTAGTTCAGCTTCAGCTTTTTCTTTCTTGGCACTGTACTGCATCTCATCAACTGCTTTAAAGCGTTCTTCAAGCGCAGTAGATTGTTCACGTGCCTTTTTCATTGCAATTGTTTCAACAATAGCTGCTACATCTGGGTAGTCTGCTGCCCATTGTTCGATGTCTTGATCTGACTTGGGTAGCTTCATTTCTTTTTTAGTGGCTTGTTCTAGTTGTCGTTTCATAGCATCTAGTTCAGCCTTAAACTCTTCAGCTTGTTTTTGTTGATGTCGGCGCAGGTCAGAGTAACGTTTTTTAAATGTTTTCTCTTCTGCTGTAGTAGGTTCTGCTTCCTTTGGTTCAGCAGATTCTACTTCACCTTTTTGTTCTTTCATCAACTGTTCTAGTTCTTCTTCTTCCATTTTGCGTTTATCTTCGTTAGTGTATTTACGATTTGCAAACGCAACTTTCTTTGGTGACTGCATTTCTTCAGCCATAATTGTATCGTTCATGTTTGTATTTCCTTTTGTTGGGGCCACTGTAGCCACACTGTCGGGCGTGGGGAGTGAGTAGCCAACTAATTGTAAGATTTAAGCCTCTTACGCAGCTTGTTTAACCATCTCCAACACTTCCATGTCCTTCAGTAGAGCCTCCTTCTGGTCCATCAAGACCCCCTCCATCTGCTCCTGCTGCCTCATCTGCTTCTTGTGCTTCTGCTTCAGCCATATCAGACCTTTCTTGTTCATCAAATCCTTGATAACCGCCACTATAGTCAGCACGACCTTGACTTTCTTCCGTTGTGCCTGCTGTTCCACCCGGTGTCGCACCAACTTGGCCACCCTCTTGACCCAAACCTATTTCGGCAGCTTTACCGGCACCTGCATCTTGTCCATTAGGATTAGCACCACGTTCTGTAGCATATGCGGCATATAAGGCTTTTTGTTTATCTGTCATCATAGCAACTTCTGCTTTGTTTTTAAAGCCACCATAATATCCAGATTTCATACCCGCTTTCATTGCGTCTATCCAATCACCCATGCTAGCAAATCCGGGGTCTACTCCAGTAGTGCTACCTTGAAAATTAACTACTTGCCCATAGGAATTTACTGGAGTTCCTGTAATTGGGCTAATATCCCCTCTTTTATATCCTACGATTCCAGTAATAGGTGTGCCAATAGCCCTTTGAACTTGCGCACGTGCAAATGCTTGGTTTTTATCCATAGCAATACCCACTAATGCAGCATCTGCTGGATTTAATTTGCCGCTTACATAATCTTCTAATTGAGATGTAGAAAATGCTCCAAAACCTGCTGGTGCGGGTTGACCAAATGCTTCGTTAGTAGGTCCAATACCTGATGCAGAAACAAGTGCGCCTAAAGGATTTCCCATAAGCATATTACCGACTATACCTAAATTAATAGGCCCAGTTCCGTAAACACCCAATGCATCTTGTACACCTGCAATATTATTTGAAAAATCTGTAACAGATGGCCCTATAACATTTCCTTTTGCATCACGAGAAACCATACCCATCGCATTTAAACTGCCTAGAGTAGTGCCGCCATAAGGTTGCGCTTCTGCAGGTTTTCCACTGAGATAAGAACCTAAACCACTAAAAGCAGATGTTAAACCTGCAACTCCAGTTGGACCGCCTGCTGGTCCTTGAACAGCACCGGATACACCTAGACCAGCATTATCACCGCTTCCATCACCTTGTTCAACTACCGTTGTAGGCACTGTAGCTGTATCTGTTGGTGTTGTAGTTTCTTCTGCTTTGTATTTATAGCCGTATGGAATAGGATAAATAGGCTGACCATCTTTAAAAGGTATCCGTAGTATCTGCCCCGCATCATTTACATATGTTCTAAGTTCATCATACTGACCGGGATTGCTGCCCACAGTATCTGCAAAGGTAGGAATATTGGTTGTTGCCGGGGCTGTAGTATACTGCACACCCGTAAACTGAGG